GAGCGAAGATGCCTTCTGATTCGAAAGCCGCACGAATAGTAGCACTCTGTACACGCGGGATATTGTTGACACTAATCGCTACAGGAACATACTTACCTTGAATCGCTGCTGGTGCAACATCATCAAGGGGTTCAAATGTCGCAGTTGTTACTGGCGAGCAATATGTTACCCATACGGTATCTGTCGTGCTAGGGAACTGGTTAGCGTATGTCCAAGTGATTGTTGAACCAGCGATAGTGTAATCTGTTCCTTCATCAAGGTAGTTTGTTGTTCCATCTGCGCCCGTTCTATAAGCGTCAATGGTATATCCTGATGTACGAGTCAGATATGCTGGGGCATTTGTCAATACACTTGTTGAGCTTCCCAAGCCCGAAACACTTGTAAATAACTGATAGAATACAGGGTTTCTAAACTCTTTCTTTGAGTTAGAAGATACGGTATACGATACAGACGAGTTATCTCTAACACCGAATGTCGCATCGATACCTGTAACGATTCCGCGCTTCACATAAAGCGCGTTCACAATCTTCTGTGTGCTACCATCACGAATCTGTCCGATGACATCAACGTTCTTTAGCTCAGTGATTGATACTCCTGATGCCGGATATGTTCCGGGCGTATATCCCGTAAGATACGAGAATGTGTTATGGCTTACATCGAATGCCTCAAACGTAACAGTAACGTCAGGGATATCCTTGGTTGTACCTACGTGCAATCTACGAGCTAACTCGTCAATTGACTCGGTAGGTAGATTCAACGGCCAGTCGAAACGCTGCACTCTCGCGGCAGCGAATAGGGCTTTCGGTGTAGCTACTTGTGGTTGTAAGTCTCTTGAGTGGACTCTTGCTCTACGAGCCATTAGTTAATTCCTCCTTTTAGGATTCAAACATAAAGTTGTCCTTTCCTTGTCCTGTGTTAGCTACACGCCCTATGTGTATGTGTACGTTTAGCTAATATTAACTTCCCGGATAAAACGCTTCAAACGTTCCACGAATAATGCTTCTCCATCGATTAACCTTCGGAACATTTAAATTCGGGGACAAGATTTCCCCACTAATTGTGTCTGTGTCATAGCAGATTAAACTACCCACGTTATCAGTTGTCATCAAATCTACAATAGCGATGGGAATAAGGTCCATAAAATCCATAACATCATCCATGATTCTGCCAGCACGGTCTTCGGATTCCATATAACAATCAACTTGAATAAATCGACGAAACGTTTTATCATCAATGTTTCCAAGCTGCAAAGCTTTACTATTACTCGGTAAAAAATGTATAGCGACCATTGGGACAGTTATTGTCGCATCGGTCTGGAATCCCTCTTCATAACGTAGCTGACTCTCCCCCGTCCAGCCCTGACTCTCTAGATATGCTTTCACTTGTGTACGGAAGGCACGGGACTCTAATGTTGTTCTATCCATACGTACCTCCTATCAATCAAAGCCCTCAACCCTGTAGGGACTTTGTGTAAAACGCCCTCCTGAACCACGATATCTGCTCCCCTTGCCAGATACCTCAAACGTAATACCTTGCGCTATCTCAGGATTGGGCTGTCTATCTGCTATACCTATCGCTTGATTAACAAGGGCTGCCACAACTCCCTCACCAAAAGCTGATAGCGCTTCAGTTACAATAATATCTACGGGAGTAGGACGAATGATTGGGTCAAATGTTGTACCATCTCTAAGCATTAACCATTGGGGCGCTTTATTTGCCCATTGCTCAAGTCTCGCATCGATAGTTTTATCTTCTCTACCCGTATCTTGAACAGAGACAGCCCAATATGCGTAACGAATATTAGGGTCTGGCTGAGCTAGCTCTTGTCCTTGATATGGTAATTGAACAATGCCTGTTGTTGCCCCTCCCGCCAATTTCGCATGATAGTGATATGCGGCTTCAAGCTGGTCTAAAGTTCCAAGGTCTTCTAAATCTGCTTGAACATCAATAGACGTGCCTTGTGGGATTACCTGTATATCTAACTCAGAAAAGATGGCGCTTATAACGCCTTCGGTGTATGCTCCCGGCCACGCGCTAGGGTCTTGTGACTCCATCTCATCTAGGAATACTTTTGCTACAACTTGCTTTCCTTCGTATCTAATAATACTAGCAGCTTCTCTTAAAGCAGCAGAAATATGTCGTGGTATACGTTTACCAACTAAATCAGTTAAGTCTGAGGCATCTATCTGTACTTGGACCACATTACTCAGCCTCCGTGCCGAACCCCATTATTGTATGGATGTCTCGGCTAAAGTCATTGAAGTTATCGAGAATGATTTTCTTTGAGGCGGCGAATGTTAGTCCGCCATCCCGATGTAATTTCTCTAATGAGTCCAAGGTCATACGACAATACATCCTTTTTCTTTTCTCGATGTCTTCTGCCGCCTGAACCAGTGCCACACCATTGACCTTATTATAAATAAATTTATCTCCGCAGTGTGGACACACTACGACGTTCTCATTCATAATCCTATCCTTTCCTTTATGCTGGTCTATCTCCCATGTTCTTTAGGATGATTCTATATCTATTGATTTCTGGTGCCCCGAATGGGATGATTTTTGTAATCATCATGTCATGACTATCGACAACGACTTTCCCGCTCTCATTCTGACAAGCCTCTGCAAGACTGAGATACGGTGTATCAATCGTCAGCGTTGCTTCTCCGATGTAATACTTACCTCCCGGAGTTGCGGTGATTGCTTCGTCATTCACCCAATGGACTCTTGCTAATACCTCATGACCGACTGCTGCGGTAATCCAATAGGCTCCCGCACACACTGGACATAGCGTATAAAAACTGTTATCCTTTACACTATCGTAGTAACCACTGGCTATACATAGTGAGCAATCTGTTCTATCTACAGTATAGAAGGTAACATTGCGCCCGATTTCATCACGTACGGAATCTATCGTTCGTTTGATAAACTCTTTACTTACTACTTGAATCGGCAATCATGTCACCATCCTAAAGACGAGCGCGTAGCTCTTCGAATTTCTTTTTACTTATCTCTAAGTTATAATTCTGTACTAGTTTATCATGCGCAAGGGAAGCCAAAGCTGTAGCCTCATTCTGATTATCTAGTATCCACTGACAGTGTTCCACTGCTTGTTCTAGGGAAAAGGGAGAGACTGCCCATTGCGGAAATAGCTCGTTCTGTAACTCCAGCCTATTTGAGCCGACGACTGGAATATTAAAGAAGGCAGCCTCTCCCTGAAGCCGACCCGGAGTATTTCTATCTGGCAAATTTATCACAAACTTACATTGTGAAAGCATCTCGTAGTATGACGCCATATCTTCTCTTTCATGGATATAGACGTTCGGTGCAGTGTCCGCTAAGATGCTGCACTGATTCACTAACTGACTTGGAACAGATAGGAATACCCCTTTCAGGTCGGGATTATTCAACTGTAACTTCCGAAACACCAACAAGCTACTGATGAAGTTTCTATCATTATCTGATGCACCGACACCTAACCCTACGATGATTTTCTCCAAATCCCTGTATTTACCAAATCGTTGTTCATACGATTCTACAGGAAAGGGAAGGCCAACTCGCACAACAGGCTTAGACGGAACGGCTGTTTGATACCATTCTCGTTCCTCTTCCGTTAACACCATGATAGCGTCGAGGTATTGCAAGTCGCTGATATAGCGAGTTACTTGTTCCGCTGGCAATCGAGATACATGCGTCGAAATCGGATGGTCAGATAAACCTATCTGCTGGACATGCGGAAATCTATTCCGTATCTCCTTGCTCCATCCGGTAGCTTCTAACCAAAGAGTACGAATAACTGTCTTATATAACTGCGCCTCTTCTTTCAATCCAATGAATGGGATGTCTAATAAATAATGCCAGATACCGTTGTCGTAGTCCCCTACGTTTTGCTTATCCCCATAATATTGTGCAAGGTCGCCAACTGCCCTAACCGCCATTCTCGTTTCCCTTTCTTACCCACTCAGCGGCCCTAATTAGTAGTTCAGGATTATCGTTAAAGAATCCCAAACCTCTATTGTGCTGCTTACAAAGTAACCCTCTAACCTTATTGGTCGTGTGGTCGTGGTCAATATGTACATTGCTGTAATCCGTAAATGAGATATCACAAATCCCACATTTATTATTCTGGTTCTTTATAAGAGATTGGAAATTTATCCCAAATTTCTTCTCTCGTAACCGCATCTTACGTGATTCATCTGAGTACCAGTTCTTGCTTCTTTTGGCATAGGCTTCTTTGTTACTTTCATAATATTGTTGCCTAGTCTCTTTATAGTAGCTTCCTGTCTCAGCCCTCTTCTTAGCGTAGTACTCTCTTTGATACTCTCTACGACGTTCCGGCGTCTGCATCCTTCTCCTTTACCTTACAAGACCTAACTGTAATTTACGGCCCCACTGTTTCATGAAATACTTGTGGGTATCATTATGTACTCCAACCTTTGGGTTTGTCTGTGAGGTTAGATGAATGTATTCGGCGGTAGGGCAGGACCATACTTCATAGCCCGCTTCCTGCGCCCGTAAGCACAGGTCCAATTCCTCTCGATATCCCATACCATATCCCTCATCGAATGCTCCTATCTTCTCAAGGACTTCTCGCTTGATGTAGACACAGGAACCCTCAACGGCTGTCTGCTTCTCTGCACTGACAGCATCTTTCGGCTGGCCAAAATGCTTATGATTAGTATTCCCATCAGGAGCAAGATAGATTCCATAATTGATAATCGTTTCTCCATTGAGTGATAGAGCTTTTCCACCAACGATACCTATCTTATCATTAGAGTACGCGAGGTTTCGCATCTCTTGCACGATATCTGTGAGAACAATCGTATCATCATTGAGCAAGATAATGTCTGTATTTGTTATCTGCATCATATGATTACATGCCTGAAGCCAACCGATATCATTCTTATAGGTCAGTATTCGTGGATTGCTAACGTTCTTAAAGATACTTGCTATTCTT